ATGAAGAAAATCGAAGGTTTATATCGCAGCTACTGCCACGAAAGAGAACTGGAAATGCAGGAGTATCACACAGGAGGGAGCAGGATGAAGGAATTGCAGGAATTTTTGAAAAGCAAACTCAATGCGGACGATTATTTCACTGCGGAAGAAATGCTGAATGATTTGATTGCCGAGACGGAAGAAAAAGGCTTTGCAGCCGGTGCCAAATACACCGCCGGGCTTGGGAAGGAATTGTTTGCAGAATAAAAGAATTGCCCCTCAAGAGAGGGGCTTTTTCAGTAAAAATTTAATCAAATTCTATTTATTTTCACTCAAACTTTCAAAATTCTATCATTTTATGATAACTACACTTTGCATTTTAAAAAATGAGGAGCAGAACACCTGATACCCCACTAGCAAAATATCAGGTGCGCCGCTCCCTACAAAACCTTTCGGTTTTCAATCCAACCTATCACAAATCATCGTTTTCTGATAACTTCCTATCCGATAATCTGCAATTCGTACTGCACTGCACACGTGTGTTCAATCCTGCACCCTCTGGCTTTCTCCCAGTCCTTTGCAAAATATACAAGATCGGCTGTCGAAAGCAATTCCAGACTTTTACCCAAAAACCAAAGTGGTCTTGCGCCTACGGGTGCACTCTGGAAGAAAGAATCAATCACCTGCACTTTTTCCTGCATCCCGTTTTCCTTGAGATACTTTTCAGCCTCTCTGACCGCCTGCTCCCTCTCCCTCAGAATTTCTTCGTCTGTCTTGCCTTTCATGGGCTGAGAAATAAATAATTTTTTCATAGTATTTCATCCTTCCTTGTAATTTCTCTGCGATTCTAACTTTCCCTGCCATTTTCGTGACCTCACGAAAAAGCTTATTTCTTCGTCAGCACCGCCACGCTGCCTTTACTGGTAACATCATACCCGATAGCCTCTGCCACATCACGAATTTTGATATAGTTTGTCCCATCCTTCAAAATTCGTTCCACTGTATGTTCCTTGCCATTGATAATCATTTTGCATTTTTCTACCACTTCATCATCCCTCATTTCGTATTGAAATACATCCTCGACAACAAACCAATGCGTGAATTTATTGCACCGCAGGGGGACTTCTCGCACGCCGAAAGCCGAACCGTCAGCCGCCACATAATACGGATGCCCGTTTCGCATCCCTGTGTAAACCCCGATATGCCCCTGCATCCAGACCAACGCCCCGATGGGTGCCTTTTCGATGGTGGAAATGGGGTTGATTTTGGTTGCCCTTGCCTTCCACTGGCCCGAACCGAGCGTCACGCCGCACGCCCACGAAATCAGACCACTGCAATCCACACAGACCTTACCGATTTTCTCCCTGTCACTCAGCCAGACCATTTTCCCATAGGTGTTTTTCAGAAATTTATAGTTCTGCTCCGTCATAACCTTGCCCTTCATGCCGTAGACATACGGTGTGCCGATTTTGGAGCGGCAGAAGGCTACCAATTCTTTGCCCGTCATTTTTTTCGCCATATAATCACCCCTTTACAAGCTCTCTGACCGTTTTGTTTTCCTTCAGCAGCTTTCGCATTTCCTCCAGTGCCTCATCCACCCACAGGGCGAAGGTGTCGAAGGATACCGCCATAGCCAATGCAGGGAACCGCTGGATAAATAAATCATAAGTCTGCCGCAGCTTCAGCTTCCCTGTGCCGCTCCCCAGCTCCGCTTCCGCCTGAGTGACCGCCCACAACAGCCATTCCTTGACCCTTTCCCTCTGCTCGGATGTTGGCATTTTCAGAAACCGCCCGATGCACACACCGACCATCCCTGCAACCGCCATCAACGCAACCACCAAATACCAATTTTTCATTAAAAACATCATTCTTTCTCCCATCCTTCCTCTCGCCGTTTCCTGCGTTCCGCCTGCTCTACGCCCTTATCGTACAGCTTCATCAGCCCACAGATGCCTAATTCTGTCCCAAATACGCGATGCGTACTGTCAACCACAGCACTCACATCATGGTCAAATGCACCTAATACCATGCCCGCAATCGTGATTCCTGCGCAGAATACCAACGAATAAATCACAATGCTGGACATGGTATCATCGTTTATCTTTGGTGGAAAACGAATCCGTCTGCGTTTTTTCATTAAAAACCGCCACCATTCAGCAGAAACCCGATAGCCGCACCGACAACTACAGCAATCGCCTTATCAATCAGCCCATCCCACCGCTTTGCGGGCTTAGAGACCAGCTGCTTCACATCGTCCTTGATTTCTCCAACATCCGTTTTGATATGCTCCTGCTCGTTTTGCAGGACCGAAAACGCCTTTGTCAATCCGTCAAGGTTGTCCTGCCGCTTCTCCATGCGGTCAATCCGCTTGTGTGCGGATTTGGTGCTATCCAGTGCCTCCTGCACCATTTTTTCAATGTTTTCCATGCTGTCATCCCCTTTCTCAACTCTGCACCTGTGCCGCTGTAACATGGTGCGGATTGTTAAAATCATTCAAGTGCGCCTGCAATGCCGCCATGACCGCCGCTGTCCCGACTGCCGCAGAGGATGCCAACGAACCGCTTTTCACGCCACTGGTAACGGATGCCGCAAGCGTGGGAATGAAGTCCCCCAATTCCACATCGTTGTACTGCTCCAGAAGGCAATCCCATTCGTAGGAAATAACCTTCGCCTGTTTCCGAAATCCCATTTTGGTATTGATAACCGTTACCATATCCCCCAGGAACACTTCTTCCAGAACGGCATACTCCCGATATTCCACCGTCTTTTCCAGTGCCACAAAATCCACCTTGATGTTAATACTCGGAATATCGCAACCCTCGTCCAACAGCTTTTGCGCCTCTGCCTGCACCTCGGAAATGCTCTTATTTTCCTCTGTCAGCGTGTGGATTTTCGGGTAGATATAATCGCCCAGATGGGGGCTGTCAAGTGTTGCAGAGCCGTTCTTGCCGTAGCAGACAATGCGTGTTTTCACGTTGGATTCGTCCTCTGTGACCTCAAGTCCGACAAGGTTTTTGCCATAGCGAATGGAAACGCCTCTGTCCTGCCCCAGTGCCGCCTTGACAGACACCCGAAAGCCATCCCGCAGCAGCTCGCCGCCGTAGCCCTTGACAAACGAGGTTGCTTCGTCATCGTCCGATAACAACGCCTGTACGGGATTCATACGCCCCGTTGTGAGCGTCCCTGTGATGGAAATATCCGTATCAAAGGAAAAGGGCATGGGATAGGCAAACGCCGCCTGTAATGCCGCCAGTGCCGCCGTAGCCGTACCGCTGTGTGTGATTGGTTCGCACTGGTTGTCCAGTAAATCATAAAAAATATGCCGTGCGTTGACCGCAATCTCCTTCATACTCGGCTTGACGTAATAAATGCGGAACGGCTGCATCCCTCTTGGCGTGGATGCGTAGATAATTCGCCCACGCTCAATGCGTTTCCACTTGCCGCCATCATCGTATGGGTGCTTCATCTCCAGCTCATACGCCCCGTTCAATTCCTCCGTCACAATACAAGAGCCGGGAACCAATGTCCCCAGCCCAATTGTGTCAAATGTCTGTGCTGTTTTTTCGTGAATGGTAATCATAGCATCACCCCATCATGCCTACCAGTTCCTGATACTGCTCCTCTGTGATGCGGTTCGCCATAAGGAATACGTCTAATTTGTTCATCATGTCCTCTTTTTCGTATGCCCCTCTGCTAATCAGTTTTTTCAGTCTTGCGTATGTCATAATATCTACTCCTTTCAAATTTCCAATTCCTTCATGCAAACCAAATAGTCTACATTGATTGCTGTGTCTAAAATTGCCTGTTCAGTTTCGGTGAGTTGTGGTTCGGGGATGGGTTCGGGTTCGGGTGGTGTGTATTCCGAAAACGTACCTGTTTCAGAATTATAAATCATACCAAGCGTAACGGTTTCATCACAAGGAATGGCAGTCACAGGGTTGCCCGATGGGTCAGGTGGATAGTAGGGTTCTGTTTCCCTGTCTTTCAGAACGTCAATCACTCTGTTTTGTAAAATCATTGCATAGTTTTTCATTTTTCCACCTCCTTACCATTCGATAATAACAATACCATCTCCGCCTTTGCCTCCCTTACCATATCTCTCGGGGTATAAACCATAACCACCGCCGCCACCACCAGCTCCGATACCGCCATCACCTCCGTCATGTGTCTAATCACCATAAGAAGCTCCTTGCCCGCCATCATCATATCCAGCACCGCCGCCGCCGCCACCTCTCTCACCACCTGATTTTCCACCATCCGCCACCAAGCTATCTTGTC